CGCTGGAGCGGCAAACAATGTGATGCCCAATACCAAAGCTAAACGTTTCATTTTGGCTTTGCCGTAGAGGTCTGTTCCTTGATTGTAGGCTCATCTTTCTTTTTTCTATTGTTGCCAACAGCCAAGCCGAAAGAAGCAGCCGTGCCGCTCAGGATGCTGGCCGGGTAGGTGGGATCTAATGATTGCTTGAAGACACCAAGGTAGTTGGCCGTCAAGATTGCCATTGCCCAGCCAAGCAGGACAACCTTGATTACGTCACCTAGCCGTGAGCTGGATTCTTCCTGTTCTGGCTTTTCGTTTGAATCTGCCATGATGGTGAAACGCTAGAGGTCGAATGGTGGTTGAAGTCTGGGCTGCTGTAGCTGGAGCAAGCGTTGGAGTAGCTTCGGCTGGCTTCACGAATGCAAATCGTCAGAACCAGCAGGGGAGAGACTCGTTGGTGCGACTGACAACTGCTGTAGACAATCTAGCTAGAAGGATGGATATTCTCCACGCAGACATCAGAACAAGAGATCAAGAAATTTTTGCTCGTTTGTCTAACCTAGAGCAATCAGTGGCACGTCTTGAGGGACACAGCAATAGGAACTAACGTATTGGTGCAGTAAAGAGCAATCCAATGCTTGCAGTTCTGAAGCCATTCATCATGATGATGTGGCGATCGAAGGCTTTTAAAGAGCTGATCGTTGCCATGCTCGAGCGTGTCGTAAAACGCACTGACAACGACCTTGACGATTTAGCGGTAAAGCATCTCAAGGATCTTTTGTTCCCTGAAAAACGCATCGAGAAATAGCTTGTTGCCGTGGTTTTCGCCATGATCAGACAAGTCTTGTTTGGCCTGGCAATGCCGCTCAGCTTGTTGCCTTTCTTTCACTGGTTCCGTGGTACTCCCCACCAATTGGCTGCGATCAAGGAGCTTGAGGAGCGAATGCCTCAAGATCTTTTAGCGGAAGAAGACAACGCATGGTTTGATGCGTGGAAAGCAAGCGGCATTGACCAAGAGATCTACATGCGCTATTTCAATCAACTGGACAATGCAACAGGAACTGGTTATCGAGAATGCTTCAGTTCAGCGGCTGCCATGGTGGCAGCGTTTTATAAGAAAGTTCAAACGGACGATGAGTACAACTCTATTCGCATGAAATACGGCGACACCACGTCTGTTGATGCTCAGGTTCAAGCCTTAGAAAGCCTTGGACTAAATGCAAAATTTATTAAAAATGCAGATCGCGATATTATTGAAATGGAGATTGAGATGGGTCGTCCAGTAATAGTTGGTTGGTTGGATAAGGGTCCAATTGATCACCCCACATGCAACTCTGCAAGTTGCGGACATTATTCTGTGATCTCTGGCTACCGAGGAAAAAACAGCCCAGACCCTGAATGGATTATGCAGGATCCTCGTGGTTTGCCAGACATGAAAAACGGCGGACATTCCAACCCGCACCTAGGGCGTAACGTCCGAGTTCGTCAAGCTGAATTTGATGCTCGATGGCAGCCAGAGGGTCGTAACACTGGATGGGCCATTCTTGTTGACGACGATTAAGCTGTTTTTTTGACTTCCTCAGATGCCTGTCCTTTGTGACTGGGAAATCCGTGCTCGATGCGAAAAGGGTCATATGGTTGTTCCTTTCGACGAGGAGCTTTTAAATCCAGCAAGTTTGGATCTTCTTCTTGGCGATCACTTGATGGTGGAAAGCATTTATAGCCCTGAGCTGATCCGTGTCGACATCTCGCATTACACAGAAGACGAGCCGTACAAGCTGGAACCCGGTGAGTTTTGCTTGGCTGAGACACGTGAACTCTTTAACTTCCCGGAAGATATCTCCGCTCAATTTGTACTCAAGTCAAGCCGCGCCAGAAGTGGCTATCAACATCTTCTTGCAGGTTGGTGTGATCCAGGTTGGAACAATAGTCGATTAACACTGGAACTTAAAAATGTAAGATTACATCATTGGCTGCCTTTATATCCAGGCCTAAAGATTGGTCAAATGGTATTTCATCAGATGTCGAATGTTCCGTTGAACAGTTACGCAAAAGTTGGTCACTACAACGGTCACCTAACAGTGATGCCAAACGTCGCATGAGCTGGTATGTCATCTGGAGTTACCTGAGCGCTTTTTGGACGACAGTCGTTATTGGCTGCACTGACCCGTACAACTTTAAATACTGTGTACGGGTTGATCAGTGGCTGTTTCCTGTTGTCGGTGACATCATGCGTGCAAGGGAGCCATACGCTTCTGAGCACCGTTACTTAAAGTCTCTGGAGCGTTCCAATGGATTGGATGATTATTGATCCATCTCTAGAGCAACAATTAGATCTTGAATGCACCTGCAGGCGCGTTTCAAAAGAAACTAATGTAGATGATTTGCAAGCACTCTGCATAGCTTTGATAAAACAAAATTGGCATCAAACGCTATTACTAAAACAAGCTGTTGAGCATATTTCTCATCTTGATTCTTTGGATATTGGCGCAACAACATAGCATTTTGTTACACTCTCAAAAAAACGACGCGCATTGCATTCCTCGGCAATTTCAAAACTCCTTGCCATTCCGGCATAAGTAACGCGCCAAAAATTTTTGCCGTCGACTTTAATTTTGGTAATAGTTGGTGTCAAGTTTTTTTGTCCCAAAAATAAGCACAGTCTTTAGCAAAAGTTCCTCCAGTCATTCTGCCCTCTGGGCACCCAACACTGCATTTTGCTGCCACAATTTCCCAATGAATGCAATCCATGCATCGTGGCTGTCCTCGATTTATAGCTTTTACGTCTGCATAGATATACTCTGCCTCTAAAACGGCTTGCTCAAGATCAATAGCATTGAGGGCATAAACAACATGTTTACCGTTAGTTTTTATGCGGACTTGCCATGCATCACCAACTTTCTTCAGAACCATGCGACCTGCGTGATAGCGCAAGGATGCCACAAGACGCAATTTAGTAATAAAAGCAGTTTAACTAGCTATTGTGTCATTTCCTAGGAAGCAATTGGACGTTTTTCATTTCTTTGCCTTGCCCCCACTTTACTCGCAGAGATGAATCAAGTAGCTCTTCGCGTTTTTGACGAGTGTAGAAACAATATCCGCACTCCACACATTTACGGCGTCTTACAAGATCATAACTATTAACATCAGTTAGATTCGACACTACTTTAGATTTAGACTTGCATTTTGGACAAGAGGGCGCAAAATTAGCTAAAGTCATTAGTCAATGACCTTAATAACAGCATTAGGCCAACGTGCTTTGCAATATTTCAAAGCGGCTTTTTTCGACTCAGCTTTTAATTGAACCTTCATGACCGGTGTGTTTCCGTTGCGAACAAGTAAATTAAAGTGTTTTGTTTTCGCACCCTTTTTAGGATGGCTAACTCCATCGCCATAGCGTGAAGTTGTTTCTTCTTGCCATTGAAAGTTGATTACTTCTTTTTTCAAGACTTGCGTTCCTTGTTGATTTGTTGAATAGCTTGTTCTTTGGCTTGCTGAAACAACTGATCCGCTTGAAGCGGACCAATCGCATTAGACACTGCTTGACGAAAGTAAGACAAATGATAAGCCTCAATTTTAAAGACATCGTTGTCTCGAACTTCATAAACCCTAGTCAAAAATTGCTCGCAAATTTTTAACTTTACACTTAACTTATGCAGCCAGTCCCTTTCCAAGGTGTCTCGCTCTTCATGCATTTTTTCTTTCATGCTTAATATAGCAGCCGAAAGCTCGCGATCTAAAGTATCTAAATCGGTCCTGTTTAGCTCTTGTATGTCTATGACATAAAGAACTTTTCCTAAGTACTTGCTTTCAAAAAATGGTTGTCGCATTGGTAAGTCTGTAAGAAATAGAATTAAGGCAGTGTCACTTTAATTGTACTGCCAGTGGAATTCACGTAAGAAAGCGGATTTGCTTTTCGCATCAACCACATGCCAGCCCTTCCAAAAGGAGAGACATTAATTGGTGGCTTGCCTGGCGGCAGTGGCTGCAGATACTGCACCGTCCAGCTAGGAGGACGTTGAAGCAATACTGGCCGCTTACTGCCCCACCGAAGCATGGTGAGGCCTAAGTTTTCAATAATCCGAGACATGTTGTTGAATAAAGTCGGACATATGCGCAATTAAATCATGAAGATCTAATTGCTGTGTGACCATGTCACGGTACTGCTGCACAGTAAGAGTCACTGTTTCTCCGTCTTTAAGCTCATTTAAAAGCTGGCGGCAATGCTCACGCTTTAGTTGCATTGGGGAGTTGGGAACCTTCATGTCAGAAAAGGTCTGCCTTGGGTAGCTCCACGACAGTGCCAGCAGTTGCCTCGGCAAGATTAGCGGCAGAAGAATCAGCTGTTGGCTCAGGGGAGGCCAGTTGCGATGCTTCTTTAGCTTCTTGTGCGGCTAGCTTTGTTTTGTAGTCAGGCTGGTAAGTAAGATTGAGAAAAGCCTTGCCGGTTTTTGATTCCTTTTGCCAACCAGAGATTTTAATTGGCAGCACGACATCATTAATGTAGTCATCGTGCTTTAGCTCGGTTCGCAGAGCCCAATGCAGATATTCGACAAGCTCGCTGACTTGACCTTTTGGAATAATAAGCGTTCCAGTAAATTCTGGATAAGGTTTACTTGGGTCATAGTTTTCCTTGTAAATACGCTTTTGATCCTCAACAGTGTTTTTGAAGATGTTTGACTTGAATTTAAAATCCATGATTTACTTTTTGAGGAAAGGGTTTTTGGCTTCGTATTCTTCAATTTCAACAATTGAGTAAAAAATACGAACTGGATGCTGAGTCTTGATGAATTTAGGGCCTTTGTCAGACCGCCTCCATGACGCCAGCGTTTGGTGATGGATGCCCCAGCGTTCAGCTAGTTGGATTGCGTTCAAAAACTGTGATTTGTCCATTAGAAAAAGTCATCAGCTTCCGTTTCAACTGCCGGCGTAGGTGTGGGGACATGCTCAGGTTCGGTTTTAGGGGCCAGTATTTTATTGACCTGATCTAGCTTCGATTCAGTTGGCTCAGGGACAACCGCAACCTCGGCATCGATCACCTCATTCTCCTCAACAGAGCGAAGGCCAAGGAGCAAGTCAGGAATATAGAGGCGGCCAAAAGCAGTTGCAGCTCGGTAGTCGAGCATCACTGCTGGCATTGACTGCCACTTGCTGTTTTTAGTCCAGCCTTCCTTCTTGGCCATATCCAAGGTGATCCTTGGACCCTTAACAGGAGTCCCTGCTCCGTCCTTGATAAAAGCGTGGCACTCAGACCAGCCTTCACCTCGCTGCCAATCGAAGCCTTCAAATTGACCACAGGTCTTAATCAGGGCAATGACGAACTGACTACTCCAGCTAGGGCGACCATGGATCACATTGAGACTCTGCATCACCTGGAAAGGCGACATGCCCATCCGATTAGCGATTTCAATCGCCACGATGCAGTTCGGGAGACCTGCTTGCCCTCGGTACTGATTAGGCACCAATGCAGAATCAGCCAACGACGCAGCAATGCGCTGCGCCGATTCAAATGACTGAATGCTGCTATAGACCGACTTATAAGAAGTAGTCGTAATTGCAGACTGTTCAGTCATTCAGCGTTCTCCGGGTTGGGAAGGGCTTGCTCCATACGAAGACGCAGATCGCCTAGCTTATTATTGATTGGCTCGCGCTGTCCGCAAAGTATTTGGACGGTGTTGCGCAAAAGCCAAGCAGAAAAAGCTTGGTCTGACTCAAAGCCAGAATCCACACGGAGTTCTTTGATCTTGTCGCCATACCAAGGAGACAAAGTCATCTCGATACGGATTTTGTTTTTAGCGCCAAGTTGACGAGGCATAGCAATGAAAAAAATAAGTGAATAGTTCTAGGACTTACACCTTGTTGAAATCGGGGATACAAGGATGCCTAGTTGTTAATCAGAAGAAGACGCAAGATTTTTGTTCATCCTTTCTCGTATTGCAACCCTCTCAGCTTCTATTTGAGCTATCTCCGCGTCAAGCTGCTCTTGACTTCTTTGCGCTCGTTCTTGCCAATATTTTTTTTCTTGTGAATAATCGAGACCTTGGGAGTCGCACAGCTTTTCAAGCAGGGCGACTGCATAGGCAAGCTTGTAAATCATGATTTGATCAGTGAAAAGAAGGAACTGAAAGATGGGGGTTGACACGCCTGGCCAGCATGGGCACGCCGCACTGTTATCCCCCAAAGCGTCTGTAGATGTCGTAAAAAGCGCGTTCAAGACTTGTAAGCTTTGGGTTTTTCTCCCTAAGTGCAGCTTTGGCGCGGGATTTGGCTGCATCAATTAAGTCTTGTGGACGTGTTGTCCAAGCACGCATGTTTGGGCTGGGCATTCAAGACTCGTTGCCATCAGGCTCAACCGAAAGTTTGAAATCTTTTTGGGGAATGGCATCTAAAAACATGTCATGCAAGCTTCCATAAAGGTCTTTTTGATATTCGTAGGTGTCTTTGCGTTTACGGTCCATACCTGCACTAACTGTTGTTCGATAGTGGCGCGGCTTGTTCGTATTCATATTGCGATCAGCTTGCATTTCAGCAAGTTGAAAGGCTTTTGCGATCAAATAAAGGTCAGCTGCGCTGCACTCAATGTTGAGTTTCATGGTTTTGAAAAATTAGTAGAGTTCGATAGGTTGGTGCTCATCAGCAGGTGTGCCGTCTTCTTTAGGCAGCATCCATTTAGGCAGAGAGATCTCCTCCACTCGATCGGAATAGCCTGGATAATGATCCTCAGCCATCCACTTTGCAATGTTGTTTAAATCTTCCCGTGCATGCTGCTTGCCAAGGTCAATCATTGCTTGATCAGCCATGTAAACAGCAGCACCAAATGGCCGAGATTTTTCAACAGCGAGAAACAGAAAAGCTTTTGGCCTGGTGCCAGTAGCACCCTCGACGACATCTAGATAATGAGAAGCTTGAACGTAGTACCTGTAATTAGCAACACTGCGCTGAAAGCCTTTAGGTGATGCATCAACCGTTGTCTTTAAATCTAGAATCAAGGAGTAGTCGTCAAGGATGAAGTTA